GACTTCGGGCACGACCTTCAAAGATACTCGGTTTGCTTCAGACATTTCGTACCCTCCTGAAAGGTATCGTCACGTTGAGTTGATACCAGCCGTCCGAAACGCCAGTAGTAGCCACGGACCCGCTGTAAGTCAATATACCATCGAATCTCTTGTGCTCGAACAATGCAAGAAAAGCGTCGGCGTAGCCGAGCGCCGCGTCTGTCCCAGCATTCTTGTCCACGAAGATCTGACAGGCCACGAGGCCGCGATCACGAACCATCGGAGCAGAGCCGGTAATTCCCGCCGTCTCAGACTCTCCGTTGATAACCGCCAGCCTCACCCACGGTGTGCCCATGTCAGGGGAAAAGGGCACGTTGGCGTAGGCAACGGGGGTCAAGGCCCAGCCGGATGCCATCCTCGATTCGATAGAAGCTCGCAGGGCACTAAACGACACTGTCTATCGCCGCCTCTACGAAATGGGCCGGGGCTTGTTTGGACGAGCCCTGATTCAGGAACACCACATAGTCGAGGTTGTTCGTGATGTAGAGCGTGGCTCCTTCTTTGGGGATGCTCTTGGGCGCGAACACCTGCTTCGCGGAACGAATGGCCGCACTCGCGCTTCCCGCAGCCCTCGTAGCGTTCGACGGAGAACCTATCGTAGCGATCCAGTTGCTGCGCGCACGTCCAGTGTCCACCGGAGTCGTCATCACGAGGTTCACGTAGATCCTCATCGCCACTGCGGACAGCAGCTTGGAGAACTGTTGCCGGGTCTCGGTGGCAAACATCTTTGGGTCTCGCGTCCAGTTTCTCATCGGCGTAGCTGCAACGTGTGAACGTAGTTGGTGGGATCGCTCTCGATGTTGACGATCTGGTACACCGTCGAGCCGTCCGTAATCTTGCCCGTCGTAAAAGGCCGCTCGCCATGGAGCACGCACTTCACGTCGGTGCCCATGACCGTGGAGTTGTTGACCTCGAACAGGGTGTAGTTGCTGAGTATCGCTGTGTAGGTCCGCGTCACCCCAGCCGACAGGGTTCCGGTAACAGGATCATAATCCCCCGGCTCCGAGTAACTCATCGGCGTAGCGACAGACTCGCATTTGGCGAAGGCGAGTTCCGTGGCGTCCTTGACGATCTGGTTCAGGTTCATCGCCGCACCAACTGAGCAGTGGAAGACCTGCCATGCAGAATCGTGCCATACGGCCCAACGGCCTGCCGCACGAGAGGGGGAACGGGGTCTTTCCGGTCGAGCCTGTTGAAGCGTAGCTCAATTCCGGCCACTGACAGCCCTGAAAGGCCGGACGCTTGATCTGCCGCAAGATCTTCTGCCAACAGGGCTTCAGCATACCGCACAGTGGCGTACTTTATAACGTCGGGGATTGTGGAGGAGTCGAAGTAGGTTCCTTGCTCTCGATCTGCTCGTGTTACCTGCTTCCGAGGCCAAGCAAGCGGCTGATTAGCGCTTGCGACGACGCCGTACCAGTCCACGTACTGGTCCAGCAACCGCGTTGCGGTCATCAGGGCCTTTTCGCGGGTGGGATCGGTAGCGCCTTCCCAGTTCGTGAAGTGCAGCTCTTCACCAACCATGGTTGCCGCATCGGCAAGCGAGACGTAGCAGTTGAATCCGGGGCTTGTTGGATCGGCGTCAAGCACAGGGCCTCCTTAAAAAGAGGGGGGCGCGAGGCCCCCCTGAGTCACCCTAACCGCTAGGCGGTTTGATTAATCGAAGAGGCCGCGAACGCCCGGACCACCCTTGATGCCGTTGGCCGCAGCCATGACGGAATCCCAGTTGGTCGAGGTGCCAAGCGCCGTGTCGTCAGGGTTGGCCCCACCGTTGGTGACATCCCACTTCATGCCCTTGATCTTCAGGTTGTAGGCGTACTCGCCCTGCACGCGAAGGATCAGGTTCTCCTTGCCCGTCACCGTATCAGAAACGATCTCCTGCGCTTCCGACTCATCGACAGTACAAGCGTTCTCGGTCAGGCCGAGGATGTTGTACTGATCCGGCGTGCCGGTAACGATCAACGGAGAACTGTCGATCACGATGGTGGGACGGCCAAGCGTGGCCACGGTGCCGCTGTAGATCGTCACACCCGCAACCTCGAACACCTTGTCGGTGATCGCCTGCTGCATGAGATCGAAGTACGACTTGGAGTGCATGACCCATGCGACCACGTTACCTTCCGCGTCGCCCATGTTCTTCAGGGTCTGGACGAGGCCGGTGTGGGACGGGGTGCCTGCGGTGCCGTCATACAGGGCACCAGCGCCCAAGCCAGTGATGGCGGCGACGAGCGAACGAACTGCCGTGTTGGCCATGTCCACAGAAGCGGCCTTGCCGACCTGCTGCCCGAGCGTGAAGCTCATGGTCTGAGGGTCTTCCCCAATCTTGCGCCACGAATCCAGCGTGTTGGCGACAGGGCCGATCTTGCGGTTGACCTTCGCGCCGATGAACTCATCCTGCGCCATGGCAAGATCAGCCGCGTCGGTGGTCGCCGCCACGTCCCGCCGAGTGATCAGGTTAGCGATGTTCTGTACGAACGATTCGCGCTCGAAATCACCTTTGAGGCGGTTGGGACGAAGCTGAATAGCGCCCTGAGAGGCGTCATTGAAGATGTCACTGTTCTGCTCAAGAGCCTCGGAGAAACCCCCGAAGAACTCCTCATCATAGATGACGAAATTGGACTTTGTACCTACGGCCATGGGACTTTCCTCCGTTAACTAGCCTTGTCAGGTGCGGCGGGAAGCTCAAGATAAGCTGTCCTGCCATGCTTTCCGATGAAAGCTGCCTTATCAGCGTTCGTCCGAAGATCGGACTTGAACCTAACGGTGCCACGTCCCGTGTTGCCGCCCCCAGCGTTCGAGGCTCCCCCTCCGGCGCTGGGCTTAAACAGATGCTTCGCTGTCTCGCTGAGTTTCTTGGTGTATTCCCGCATTGTCAAGGGTTCGACACCAGATTCTCCGTAAAGGACGTTGCCTTCCTTGTCAACAGGCGTCACTTTGCCGTCCACAAGGCGGAAAACGCCCTTGCCGCGAGCGATGAAGTCGTTCATCGCCTCCCCGTCAGCCACGCCAAGTTCCGCGCCAACCGAACGCAGCTCGTTGGTGATGGTCAGGTCCGCGAGCTGCGACTCGCGCTGGCTGTAGGCCTCTTGCAGGGACAGGTACTTCTCGTCCCACTGCTTCTTGTTCTGCGAAACCCGCTCATTGATCATTTCCTCGATCTTGGAGGGGTCAGCCTTCTCGAACTCGGCTTCACGGAGCAGGAGGTTCTGGTACTTCTCGGTGTCCACTCCCTCGAAAGACTTGAGCTGCTTCTTCAGGTCTTTCGCTGCGGCCCGTTCTTTTTCGAGCGCCGACTTGAGCCCTTGCGTGTCAGGGAGCCCTTCGACAGCGAGCCGGTAGGGGCCTTCTTCGCCTTCGCGCTCGTACAAGCCTTGGATGCTTTCATCGAGACCTTCCAGTGATTCGACTTCAAGTTTCAGAGGCATCTCGCCCTCCTATCGTGTTGTGGGCATCTCGCCCGGTTACGCGCCATAGCGCTTTTGCCATTCGGTTTTGCCGAGAACCTGTAGCTGGTCGCCCTTCGGCAGGGTGTCCAGCCACTCATAATACGTCATATTGCGGGGCACTTGTCCGTTCATTGACGAGCGCATAGCAGGCGGCACCTTGCCCTTGTTGGCGTCAGACAGCGCATCGAACTCGCGCAGAACAGGGATCAGGGTGCTGCGGCAATTCCAGTGCCACGGTGGGGGGCCGGGGAACTGGGGATCATCGACGGCCCACACCTGCCCATCTCGGTTCCGGCAGATCTCCGACGTGCGGAGATCCAGTGTGGCAACGGCCTGATAGCCCTTGATCACGTCTCTGTTGCGCTGGAACGTCTCGACCCGCGCAGCGTTGCTGACCGACTGCACGCTGGTGCGGACATGGGTCTCCGCGTGACGCTTGAGCTGGGCGCTGGCATCGCGCCACTCACGCACCAGTGTGGGCGTGTCCCTGCCGAGCAGAACGCCGCCGCGAACGATGTCGCTGAATCGCTGGAATGTGCGGGTGCTTTGGCGGCTCCACCACTCCTGAGCCGGTGCGCCCATGACGAGAGCGCGGCTCTTGGTGGCCTCGACGAACGCGGACGAAGACGGCGCAGTAGCAAGAGGTGCCCCTACCGCTACGTTGACCGCTCCCGCCATAGCCTTGGCCTCGGCAAGGATGATCGCCTCGTTCTCGACCAGCGCCACGAGCTGCGCGGCAGTGGCGTACTCCTTGATGACCTCGCGTGCCTGCTTGAGCGTGGAGCGGAGAGGTTTTGCGGGGCCTACTTGCTGGATCATACCGACAAGAACCGTATCAAGCCGGATCAGCTCGCGCAGGGCTCGTTGCTGAAGCCTCCCGGTAAGCCGCTCGACCTCGGAAGCACGCAGCAAGACCTGCGTGGCGAGGCGGTCATTCAGGCTCTGTTGACGGGCCATCTTGGGCGATCCGGTCGCGCTCGTCCTCTACGGTCACAGCATCAGGAACGATCTCGCCCTGCTTCATGTTGTAGAACAGGGTGTCGTAAGAAATCGCCCCGGTCTGCCAAGCCGAAAGAAGGGCCGTAAGATCCTGCCCACTGAGGCGCGAGTCCACGTAATCGGTATTGAGAGACACTGCGGCAGGCTCTTCGTCGCCCTGCCAGCGCAGCCATGTACGAAGCAGCGCAGTGAATGATTCGGCGGCAGCGGTGGCGAGATTGGCCAGCGCCCCGGTCTCAGCACTCTGGTAGATGCGAGCGGTCTCTGCGGCCTCAACGCCTGCGCGAGGGGGACGTAACATGCGAGCCCCCATGGTGGCCATCTGCTCCTGCTTCTCCATCAGGGCGCGTTCCAACGTGGTCAAGCCAGCCCCGGTGAACTCAAGGAACCCTGCCCTCGCCTGCGGATTATCCGAGACCCACGCGATCTGGGAGCCGATCTGAAGGCGCGTGTCCGTGTCGAAGCCAGCGACCCACGCCGTAGGCAGTCCTGTGAAGTGCCGCCCGTGCTCAAGGTCTGCGCTGGTGCGGTAGTGGCTCGTGTTGATCGCGGCCACGCTGGACAGAACAGGAGGGGAAACGTGAGGCACGTTGCCGAGCGGCGAGAAGAACACGAAAGGGATGTAGCTCAATGGCTCGCCCACGTTGACCGGCACGACCTCTTCGGTCTGCGTATACCCCGCAAGCTCGCCCTTATCGTTGCGCAGCTCGTTGAACACGGACTGCGTGTAGATTCCATCCGTCAGCTCCAGCACGCGATAGCGGATCTGCTCTTCACTGGAGAACCGGCCTTTCTCCACGACGTGCCGTTCCTGCAAGACGACCATGGTCAGCTTGACCTGATCAGCCACGCGCTGGAAGCGCCAGTTAACGATGTCCTCGGTGTTGTACTGAACGAAGTAAACCGATTCCCCGTCCTGCGAACGCTCGACAAGCACGCCGACGCGAGAGACCGCGACCAGCTCACTGATCACGTTGCGAACGAAGGTGTTGAACGAATACCCGTCCATAGTGACCTGCTCGAAGGCTTCCTCGTACTTCTCGGCGTCGAAGCCAGAGAGAACAGGAGGCTTGGACAGAACAGCTCCGGTCAGTGCCTCATGCGTGCGCTTGGTGGCCTCGTAGTACAGAGCCCGTTCAAGGTATCCCTTGTACTGGCGACGGTCGTCTTCATCGTTTTCGTCGCCCAGCATGGGCAGGTACTTCGTGCCTTCCTGCTTGATCCTGCGCTGACCCTGAAGGTGGTCGCGCATCTCATCCCACTGGTCGTAGTAGTAGGCGTACTCGGGGTGAACCGTGGCTACGTCTTGCCCAATCGAGATAGGCAGGGTGTTGTTAGAGTCCATGCAGCCTCCGCACCTTCACTTCTCGCACCATGTTCATGCAGCGATAACGACACTCGTCCCCGATGTGATCTTCCGTGGCGGTGTCCACATCGTCGATGTCCTTGTCGGAGCGCGGCAGTACCGGAACCGTGCGCCACCACTCGCGGCAGGTGTCGAAGACTATCAGCGCAGGGTCTTCAATGACAGGCTTTCCCGCAGCAGCGAGCATCTCGCGCATGCGCTCCCAGCCACTCTTGCGAGATCCGGCTCGCTTGTCCGCTGCCGTCCACTTCACGCCTTCGAGTTCCATGTTGTCTGCAATGCAGACGCCGTCTTCGGCGTTGTAGATCGCGCTGTCGGCTGGTCCGGGCTTTATGGACTGGCTGCTGAGTAGGCCGCTCTTGAGCTGCTTCTCGCGCTCCTTGATGCCCTTGGCCACATCTTTGGCCAGCATGCGAAGCCCTACGTTCGGCTCGCCGGTATAGCCGTACCACTCCGCGATGCGGAACACGGTTCCACGTGGAACAGAGATCCGAGCCCCGTTCTCCGCAACAGCATCTGCGCCGTCGCTTTCTGCATACCAGCCGACCGAGAAGGGAGCAGAGGAGCCCCAGTCGAAGGCACGATCCACGCGCCACGAGGAAGGAATGCGGAAAGGAGCGCACTTGGAGCCATAGCCCCAGATCCCGCGATTATCATGCGGTGTCTTGGTGTCGATCACATCATCGAACATGCCCCCAGCGATGATGTTCCAGTCGCCCTCGATCCACGCTTTCACCAGCCAGTCAGGGCCTGACTCCTTCAGGCGCGACAGGTACATGGGGTCGTTTTCTGCTAGCGCCGGGTTGTCTTTGAACAGCGAAGGGATGAACACCCTTGTGCGGTAGCCCTGCAAGTCCTCGTCCCATTCCTTGATAGGCTCGTAAGGGCGAGCAGGGTCGATGTAGCGGCGCTTGACCCAGTTGTGGCCTGCGCCGCCGGGGTTGCCGGTGAGCAGGAAGCGGAGCCCCTTGGCTGGGACATCGGCAGAGCGGAGACAGGCGCGGAGCTTGTTGATAGGGGCCGCGCTGGGCCAGTTGGTGACTTCATCGAAAGCCATCCACGAATACTGGTGGCCCTGATAGTTGTCAGCGTCCGAGTCCCGCGCCAAGTGCCGGAAGCGCAGTACCGCACCGTTCGGCATGGTCAGGGTGTAGGCACCGCTCCGGTACTCGGCTCCGAGGGGGATGCAGACCTTCTTCGCGGCTTCGATGACCTCTTCAAGTTCGCGGTACGTCTTGCGAAACAAAACGCCCCGAACAGAAGCACCATAGCGGCTGGAGTGTATGGCCCAGTCGAGAACCAAGCCAAACGTCTTGCCACCGCCTCGCGCTCCTCCGTAGAAGACTTCCTGAACAGGGCACTGCACCAGCGCGGTTTGGGGACCGGGCTGGACAGCGAAGAGAACATGCTCAGGAAGAGCCGAGGTCACTGGGCGAATACTCTGCGGCCCAGTCGTCTTCTTCCATTGGCGGCGGGGCTTGGATGACGTACTGCGTGGAGGTTACTTCCTGCTCGGCCTTCTCGGCACGGCCCATGCGCGTCATCTCGTACCAGCGGATAGCGGAGATGTCGCCATCCTTGGCCCGTTTGTACAGCGCGTTGGACACCACCAGATCGGCCTGCGCCTTCCCAGTAATGAACGAATGCTCGATGTTGGGGAACTTCTTGCGCCGTAGCGTGAACGTGTCTTCGTTCATGCCCAGCAGCGCGGCAATGTGCTTGCGCGACAGGCCAAGACCCGCCGCACGGCTGATCAGCTCAAGACCGGCCTCGTTGATTTCGCCGGTCTTGGGATCAGAGTAGTCACCTGCATAAGGCCGAGGCATCAGCTATCACTGATGACGAACTCGACAGCCTCAAGCAGATTCACGCCCCGCTGAGTGGCAATCTGCTGCGCCTGCCGTGCGGCGCTGTTGATCTGCCGCTGCGTGCTGAAGGTTTCCGCAAGGCGTTGAGTGGCCATCTCGGAGATGTCTGCCTCAGATTGATTGCGCGGTGCCGTAAGACCCGCCGCCGGTCCTGTCTGACCCCTTCCCATAACTAAAACCCCACTTCTTGATCAAGAGACGTAGCGGCCGTGGCGCGGTTCAATACGCCCACAAAGCGCACCCCATGTCTTTTAGCGATCTCCTGCCCCAGAGTCAAGCCCTTCTCCCCGCCATACACCAAAAGCGTCTCCGGCTTGATCAGATCGAGGCTGGTTCCTATCGCTGCGCGACAGGTGTCTTCGTCAGCGCCCTTGCCTCCTTCCCCGCTACGCAGCGTGCGGCCACCGACAGTCTGAAGCTGGGTCGATACCGTGGGACACCGCTCAGGGATTGGGGCACAGCACGCCTCGACAGAGTCGATGTTCCAGTCGCAGAGGTTGGGGACCACCGGGATTCCGGCAAGCTGCCAGTACAGGGCGCAGTAGAGCCCACGGTAGACGTTCCACAGGTTCTTGGGCAGGGGCCAGCCATCGACCCTCGTGAAGTCCGGCATGGTGAGCGCCCAGACCTTTGCGTTGATGAACCGCTGCGTGTTCTCCGCGAGGTTTGAGTAGACCCGCTCAAACCGCACGTCGTCGATGTAGAACGAGATCAGGGTGCTCGCAGGGTCGAGGCCCTTGGTGCTCTCGCGCCCAAACAGGTGGTAGTGCATCTGACCTTGGCCGAGGGGCGGGGTACGGTGGCGGTTCATCCAGACGACGAACTCATCAGGAATGTGGGGGATGTTGTCAGTAAGCAGGGGCAGCTCGTAAGGGCCGACAAGGTCATCTGGGCCGAGCGGCAAGGTGCTCTTGAGCTGGCGCATGGTGCGGGACTCGCTGTCGGCATCGCCCAATGCGTCCTTCTCGTCTTCCTCGTCCTCGTAGTTGAGGAACTTGTCGAGGTCTTTCTCCGAGAACCCGATGTCCGCGATCTCCATGCCCTCGGAATCCAGTTGCTGGAGGATCGAGGCAACGGCATCGAACGAGTTGCCCGTCATGGCATTCGTCTGGTTGTCAGCAAGCAGGAATTTAAGCTCCTGAGCAGGGGAGAGATTGGAGACCCTGACTACGGGACACTCCGTGTCGCCGCGCTTCTTGTGAGCCATCCACCTGCCATGGCCAGACAGGATCACGTTGCCCATGTTCACGACGATGGGAACAAGCGATCCCCCAGTATTCTCCATCGACTTCGCGATCCGGTCGATCTGCTTGTCTGTGTGGATCTTCGCGTTCTTGGGATGGGCCTTCAGGGTGATCGGGTCTACGGTCTCAATCTGCATGTTC